TACGAAGAACTGACCGAATGGGCTAAGACATCACTCGATGTCAAAGAGCTAGAACTCTATAATAATATGGTCAGTGGTAGCACTGAAAACGCTAAGATGGCAGTCGAATGGCTATCCTCAAAGCGTGAAGCAGTTGAAGGAAATGAGCCTAACTTAATTCAAGGCAAGGCATCAGCTGCACCCAAAGATGAATTCAGAAGCACAGCGCAAGTTGTAGCTGCAATGAAAGACCCCCGATATGGCAAAGATACGGCTTACACCAAAGACGTTGAAGAAAAGCTAGGGCGGTCTTCGGTATTTTAAAAGGAGATTAGGATGCCAAAAGGTAAGGGAACATACGGTACAAAACGAGGCCGTCCACCTAAGAAAAAGTAAATTTTCTGGCGGGGCAATAGTCCCGTCAATTTATTACAAGGAATAATCATGGCTAAAAAACCTGGCTTATATGCAAACATCCACGCAAAACGTGCAAGAGGTGGGACACCCCGTAAGGTTGGCTCAAAAGGCGCACCGACTGCAAAAAATTTTAGAGCTGCAGCTAAGACTGCAAAGAAGAAATAACTAACACACCTCTTTAGGTGGTTGAGACTATCGACAATGAACGACAGAGCCATATGCGTATGACAACCCTGATTAGTAAGAGCGAAAGTCATTCTTAAATCTTTAATTATCATAGGAAAAGATAATGACAAACGTAACTCCGTCACGCCTCGGCGCGGCAAATCTAGCGGCGAGTAATGCTACGCAAGCGAATGCTTTATTTCTTAAAGTCTTTGCTGGTGAGGTTTTAACCGCCTTCGACGAAACAAACGTAATGAAAGACCTACATGTATCTCGCACAATTGCGAGTGGTAAGTCAGCTTCATTCCCAGTGACTGGTAAAGCTAACGCTGCATATCACACTGTGGGTACACCTTTATTGGGTACACAAAAAATTGCACACAATGAAATCGTTGTGAACATTGATGATATGTTGATTGCAGATACATTCATTGCAAACATTGATGAAGCAAAGAACCACTATGACGTAAGAGCAGAATACTCACGTCTATTAGGTATGGCTCTTGCGAAACAATTCGATGTGCGCTGTCTACAATTAGCTGTATTAGCAGCTCGTGCCTCTGCAACTGTAACTGGTGGCAATGGCGGTTCAGCTATTACTGATGGTGACGCTAAAACCAACGGTGCATCATTAGCAGCATCAATCTTTGAAGCAGCTAAAATCATGGATGAGAAAGACGTTCCTGAAAATGAGCGTGTAGCCATCGTGAAACCATCACAATATTATAACTTAGTACAAACAACTGATGTTATTAACCGTGATTGGGGCGGCGCAGGTGTCTACGCTGATGGTAAAGTATTACGTGTTGCTGGTATTCAGATTATTAAATCAAACAATGTACCATCAACAAACGTATCAGCAGTAGCTGGTGAACAGAATACTTACCACGGTAACTTCTCAAACACAGCAGCCGTTGTAATGCAGAAGCAAGCATTGGGTACTGTTAAGTTAATGGACTTAGCAGTTGAAAGAACATCTGGTGACTTCGAAATTATGTATCAAGGTACATTAATGGCAGCGAAGTACGCAATGGGCCACGGCATCTTGCGTCCTGAGTGTGCAGTAGAAATCAAAACTGCTTAAATCTTTTTGGGTTGGTCTTTATGAGGCCAGCCCATTTTTTTATTTTATGAGGACATCATGACAAAACCATCGTCCATGACCGTACTAGAGGCGGTCAACGTCCTGTTGACAACAATTGGCGAAGCACCTGTGAATACGCTTACAGGTAACCAAGTTACTGATGTGACAATAGCTAACCAAGTTTTAACTGAAGTGAGCCGTGAGGTACAAGCACAAGGCTGGCATTTCAATACAGAAGACAAAGTTGTCCTCAGCCGTAACGAATTTAATTTTATCGTAATACCTGCAGACGTAGCACGTATCGATACACCAGATTACAACACAGTAATACGAGGTGATAAACTATTTAACTTAGACACACGCAGCTATGAATTTACCACAACAGTTGAAGCATCCATTGTTTACTATCAGGATTTTTTAGAACTTCCTGATGTTGTGAAGAAATACATAACAACAAGGGCTGCACGTATCTTCTCAGACCGAATGCTGAACTCAGAAACCATACACAGAATGGTGTCTCGTGATGAGCAAAAAGCCCTGATTGACCTAAAAGATTTTGAAGGGGACACAGCGGATTTTAACATGATGGATAGCTATTCAGTATCTCGTGTAATGAACCGTGGGAATAAACGTAGGATACTTTAATGGGAATGATAAGCTCTGCTATCCCCAACTTGATACAAGGCATATCGCAACAATCACCAGCTCTGAGGCTATCGTCTCAGGCTGAAGAACAGGTTAATGCATTTCCTTCTCTCGTTGAGGGACTACAAAAGCGACCACCGCTAGAACATGTGGCTATTATGAGTGCATCCGAAACAACGGGGTCATTCACACAATTAATTAATCGTGATGCAAATGAGCGTTATTTTATGTTCATAAATGCAAACAAACAGATTTCTATCTATGATTTAGCAGGGAATGCCAAAACTGTTACTTACCCAAATGGCACAAACTATTTAACCTCAAGTACACCTGCTACTGACTTTAGAGCAGTGACTGTTGCTGATTATACATTCATCGTGAATTCAAACCAAACGGTTGCAATGAGTTCACAACTTACACCGACATATCCATACACTGGCTTGATTGCTGTAAAACAGGGTGATTATAATCAACGCTTTACGGTTTACCTTGATGGTAACGTAGCGGCTAATATTACAACTTCTGAAGATGACCAAATTGAAACACGTACAGATGACATCGCTTCACGCTTGGCATCAGCAATAAATGGTCAATCAAACTTCACTGCACGAGCAGATGGTTCAACAGTTGTTATAAATAAAACTGGCAACGCATCATTTGACTTAGCAACTTATGATAGTTTGGGAGATACAGCATTAAGTCCAACAGTAGGTACAGTCCAAAGATTTGATGATTTACCAAGGCAAGCACCAGATGGATATATTGCCCACATACAAGGTGACCAAACAAATGACTTTGATGATTACTATGTAAAATTCGTAAGTGATAATGGGACGCAAAATAAAATTGGTGGTGGTACTTGGATTGAATGGGCAAAACCAAACATCGAATTTGAGCTGAATGCAGCAACTATGCCCCACTTATTAATACGCCAAGCCAATGGTAGTTTTACTTTTGAGCAAGCTGACTGGGGTGATAGGGCAGTTGGAGATGAAATCTCTATACCTAATCCTTCATTTGTTGGTAACAAGATTACGGACGTTTTCTTCTTTCAAAACCGTTTAGGCGTATTGGCAGATGAGAATGTGGTGATGTCGAGAACATCAGATTATTTTGATTTCTTTGGAACAACTGCAAGAAGTCTATTGGATAATGACCCAATCGATGTTGCAGCCAGTCACGTTAAGGTTTCAGCACTTAAACATGCGATACCATTTGACCGTAAATTGCTACTCTTTTCAGACCAAACTCAGTTTATTTTGAAGGGTGGAGATTTTATTACACCTAAGAATACATCGATAAGCCAAACGACAGAGTATGAATCAAGCACTACATCCAGACCTGTTAGTGCTGGGAGTGTGGTTTATTTTCCTTCTACAAGAGGTGGATTTACCTCAGTTCGTGAATACTACGTTATCGATGATACAGACCGTTCAGATGCTCAAGATGTAACAGCTCACGTAGCTAAATATGTACCTGATAGTGTTTATAAGATGGCGACAAGTACAGCTGAGAACGCTTTGGTTGTACTCAGTACCAAAGAGCCAAGTAGGATATACATCTATAAATATCACATGGCTGGTAGGGAAAAGGTGCAGTCATCATGGTTTGAATACACATGCGCTGGTGCAACAATATTGAGTGCTGAATTTATTGAGAGTTCATTATTTGTTGTAGCAAACAAAGCAGGTAAAACAATTCTATTCCAAATGCATTTCGATGCAGGTCGCTTTGATACAAACCAAACATATGTAACAAGGCTTGATTATAGATTAACGAACACACAAGTAACTAAATCTTATAATAGCACAACAAACCGAACAACTATTACCACACCATATGCACTTACATCTCCTGTAGTTGTAACTCGTGGTGCAAGCCAAGGTACTGTTCTTCCTAATAT